GCGAAGAAGAAGACCAAGAGTGGCGGCAGACTCGCTGTTGTCTCCGCTATGGCTGGTCGTCGCATGTCTTCGTGAAACAGAGAGGAAAAATCCAATGGCTTTGACTACAGGATCGGCTAGTGATGATGCACAGCGTATTTCACCTCCCGGTGTAACTCGCGTAGAGCGTTTGGGCCATGAGGCCGTGCAGGCTGCTGCCGCTACGCCGAATTCGGTTGGCGCGAACAGCTATGGATCGGCTTTCATTGACGGCAATTCGTTGCCGCGCCTGGACGCCGACAACACTCCCGAACCCGCTTCTGCTGCGCAGATCAACGGGGAGGGAACCGGCTTCCCCGGTCTCGCCAACGAGGGCTATGCGAACATTCCCGGCTACCCACCTGCTGGTGCGCCACAACCGGCCAAGTCTGCCCAGGTTGTCAACCGTCAGGCCCGTGTTGTGTCTGGTGGTCAGCCCGCCGGTACCCCGGCTGACACTGCGACTCAGGCGTTTCTGCACGGCAATGCTCCCGGCTTCCCGTACCAGTTGCCGTCGACGCCGCGCGAGACGTAATCGAGTCAGAAGACTTAGTCAGAGGGGAATGAGACGATGGCGAAGCCTCGCATTGTCGGTGGCTCTAGTTACAACAATCCCTACGCACACCCCGTAAGCTTCGATCCGTTCGGGGACAAGCTTTTTGAGGCTTTCGAGGAGCCGCAGCGCGAGTTGAATGCTGAGCAGGTCAGTGAAGACCCGTGGGCTGAGGTCAAGGCCGAATTCAAGCAGGCTCAGCGGCGCATGCGTATGCCGCTCCCGCGCAGAGGGGTCGCGACGTAGATGCGTAGTTTGGTTCACGGTTCTGTCAAGGTGGGCACGAAACCGACCCTGTTTTGCCATGCTGGCCCCGGTGCCGAATGGGTGATGGTCCAAAACATCGGCAGCGCGGCGATTTTCGTGGGATCAGCTGATGTAGCCACGAGTGGGAATCGTCGCGGGATTGTGATCAATCCTGGTGAATGCCAGAGCATTCCGATTTACGAGCCTGATGCGTCGGAGGTTTACGCCGTTGCCGCCAAGGCCGACTCCGCTGAAGTGGTTTTCCTGACGTACTGAGAGTTGGTGCAACGTGTTTCATCTGCAACCCGCCGACTATGCGTGGCTCACTCTGGTTGTTGCTGCGGTTGCGTTTGAATTCACGTCAGATGACCTGTTGAGCCATTCCACGGCGCGTCTCGTGGCGCGCCACCCGGTGTTGGCCCGGTTGGGGATTTTCTTGGTCGCCGGTCACCTCGCGGTTGCGTTGCCTCGTCAGGTCGATGTTTTCAATGATGCCAACGTGGTTCATCGCAGGGTTGCCAGGATGTTTAGGAAGTGACGGCACCGGTCGTTGGTAAGACCGAGCCGAGGATTTTCACTCCTCCGCTGCCGGAAAATCTGGTTAACGGCGAATTGTACGCTGGCACAGTTGATCCCGATTGTGATCATCAAAGTGATTCTTGCACTTGCTGGTCCGACCGAACGACTGATGGTTACGCCGCGATTCTCTTTGCCAAGGAGATTCTGAAAGTCCCGCTTTTCCCTTGGCAGGAATGGCTATTGATTCATGCCCTGGAGTTGGTGAATGACGAATTCGGCGAACGTGTCTATCGCTTTCGCGTCGTGATCGTCGAGGTGGCGCGGCAGAACGGAAAGACTGTCGTAGCAGCGATTTTGGCCCTCTGGCACCTGTTTGCTCTGCATTCGCGGACAGTGATTGGAACTGCGCAGGACTTGGCGAAAGCTGATGACACCTGGAAGGATGCGGTTGCTCTCGCCGAGTCTGCCGAGGCGTTGGAGGAATTATTCACTGCTGATGGGATCAACAAGAGCCATCCTTATACATTCACGCTTCTCGACGGCTGTGAGTATCGTGTTTCCGCGACATCTGGCGACGCTGGCCGTGGTTTCTCTGGTGACCTAATCCTGTTGGATGAGTTGAGAACCCACAAGGATTGGCGAACCTGGAGCGCTGTCACCAACACCATGAACGCGCGACCAGCTGCTCAGGCGTGGGCGTTCTCGAATGCCGGGGATGCGACTTCTGTTGTACTGAAATATCAACGGGCACTTGCACATCGAGCACTCGGTTGGCCTGATGGCGACCAAGAGTTTGAGGGTGTCCTTGATGAGATGGACGACGAAGTCTCGCAAATGTTGGCCGACATCGATGACCTGAACCCAGGATGGTTCGAATGGTCCGCGCCGCCAGGGGCCAAGCGTAATAACCTCGATGCGCTCACCCAGGCTAACCCGTCCACGAATCATGTTGAGATCACGCGGAAATGTCCGACGACGCGAACTTTGTTGGCCGCGTTGGCTTCTTGCCCTGCCTACGAGTACGAGACCGAGGTTATGTGCCGCTGGGTCGTGATGGGCATAGGTGGCCCGTTCCCCGCCGGTTCGTGGGATGAAACGACTGATCGTGCCGCTCGTCCCACGCCGGAATCGCCCAAGGTTGTGTGCGTCGAGGTTTCGGATAGACGAAGTCAAACCTATGTCGCGAGAGCGGGTCTGGACGAACAGGGCATACCTGTCGTTGGAATGCGTTATGACCACCCTGGGACCGACTGGGTCGCCGACGCGTTGCTGCGGGACAAGGACTCGATAGACGCAGTCGTGATCCGTTCTGAGTCGGGCAGTTCGGCGCTGAAGTTCTATGACGAGTTGGAGCGAAAACTCGTTGGCATGAAGGTAATTCCCTGGCAGGCCGGTGACGTCAATGTGGCTCATCAGCAGGTCTTTGACCGACTTCAAGACAGGCATATTCGGCATCTCCCGCATCCCGGCTTGGATGCTGCCGCGACGACTGCGGATACCCTGATCAAACCGGGTGGCGGCTGGACAATCAACATTCGCAAAAGTCCAACTGATGTCATGCCTTTGTATGCGGCTATCGGGGCCGTCTGGGGACTGGAGAAGTTGACCGCCGAGAAATACAACATTCTTGACAGTGTCTTGTGATTAGGGAGCTTCGTTGTGGTACATGAGAATTCGCGCGTGACATGGAAACGACCTGGACTTCCTCTGGGTGTTGGCCGGGTTCAGGAGACTCGTGTCTCCAGCGATGGACGCGTGATGTGCAGGGTGCAGGACGAGCGCGGCAACATCCATTGGTTTAGCGCGAATGACTTAACAGAAGCGAATCTATGATGTGGCCGTTTAAGCGTGAGAAAAGGTCGATGCCCAACCAGGGCCCGATCACGCAGATTCCTGGCTTCTGGCCCGACTATAGCGGTGGCCCTATGGCGATGGGTCACGTATCTGTCTCTCGCGCTTTGGCTTTGGTCCCAGTTTTCGCTGCGATCAGGACGATTGCTGATCTTGTTTCGTCGTTGACCCCAGTCCTGTACTACCGCTCTGCCCCTGGTGCGATACCTCAGCGCCAGCCTACCCCGTCTTTGTTCGCGAACCCGAGCATTCATGGCACGACGTGTGACTGGCTGTTTCGCGGTACCGCGTCAATGGCGAGCAGCGGCGATGCGATTGGCTTGATTACGGATCGTGACTATTACGGCTATCCAAAGATGATTGAGTGGCTCAGTCCTGAGCAGGTTGCAACACAGGACGGGAAGCTCTACGGGCCAGGATCGTTCATGAATCCACTTTGGTGGTGGTACGGACGGCCAATCGATCCTCGTGACTTGGTTCATATCCCCTGGTTCACAATGCCGTATCGTGTTCGCGGCCTGAGTCCTATTGGGGCGTTTCAGCTTACGTGCAATATGGGTTTGGGCGCGCAGGAGTACGCCGCGAACTGGTTTACGAGTCGTGGTGTGCCGCCAGGGACTTTCAAGAACAGCGAGCGCACATTCGACGAGGTGGATGCCGACTTGCTCACTAACCGACTGGTGAGTCGTATTCAGTCTGGCAAACCGCTTGTGTATGGCCGTGATTGGAGCTATGAACCCATTGCCATCAAGCCGCATGAGGCACAGTTCGTGGAGACCATGCAGTTGACGGCAACACAGGTGGCGACCATCTACGGAATTCCCGTCGAGGACTTGGGTGGATCGACGGGTAATCCGTTGACGTATTCGACAGTTGAGATGAACAACATCAAGCTGCTGACACGTACGCTGCGCCCGTGGCTGGTTCGCTGGGAGCAGTCTTTGACGCGGTGTTTCCCTCGTGGTTATTACGTCAAGTTTGACACCAACGAAATGTTGCGACTGGATGCCAAGACGCAGGCCGAGATTGACGCGTTGTCTCTTGGCTTTAACCCGCCGGGTTGGATGGATGTCAACGAGATTCGCGCGAATCGTGATTTGCCTCCAATGAAGACACCCGCTCCGCAGCCGAAACAGCCCGTGACGCCACAGCCGCCGGTCGATGACGGTGGTGAATCGGGTTCTTTCACGCGTGATCGCGTGAATGGCAAAGCTTCTGATCACGCGACAATCTCTAATGCTAATCAGCATCTCAGTAGCTTGAAAACTTCTGGGACGAAAGGAAATTGATCTCATCATGGCCGTCTCAGACAGACCTTGGGATTTTGCCGAGAGCGACTACTCGTTTGAGCAGTGGAAGAACGCGTGTCTTGTTGATACGGGAACCGGCGGCGCGGAGACTAAGGATCGTTATAAGCTTCCTGTCCGCGAGCCGGACGGCACGCTGAACCGGAACGGTTGCCACGCTGCGGCAGCACGGTTGAATCAGGTTCAGCCAGCGAGCAAGAGGGCGGCTGCCGCGCGTGCTCTTATTTCGTTGTATCATAACGACCTTCATGAAGAGCCACCGGACAGCCTTATGGGCATGAGCGGCGAGCGCTCTGCTGTCCCTCCAACCGAAAGACTCTGCACGACATCGTTTTCCAGTGGCCTGCGCGTTGAGGCCAGGTCATTGCCTGACGGTAGCCCTTCGCGGACCATTGGCGGTTACGCAGCTGTTTTCGGCAAGCGTTCACATCCAATGGGTGGGATTCGGGAGATTGTCGAGCCATCGTTTTTCAACAAGAGCAAAGCTGATGGTTGGCCTATGGCTGTGGCGCGCTTTGAGCATGACCCGAAAATGTTGCTGGGGACTACCGCAGGCAAAACCTTGACGCTGAAGGTCGACTCTAACGGACTCGACTACTCGGTTCTGGTCCCCGAAAGCCGCAGCGATGTATGGGAGTTGGCCGAGCGGGGAGATTTGCCTGGTTCGTCTTTCAGCTTTCAGGCATATCAGGATGATTGGCGATTGGGGGACGGCGGTGTTCCCGAGCGCCATCTCGTCACCGGTCGGTTGATCGACGTTGCCCCGACAGCGGTCCCGGCTTACCCCGATGCAACAGTGAAGACCCTGTACCGGTCTCTCGCTATGGCAGTCGACGCAGACGAGTCCGACGTTGAGGACATTGTCTTGAATGGCAACGCGCGCAAGCTTTTTGTGCGAACCGACAATATCGACAAGAGGGTAAAGATGGAAGATTCTGCGCAGGGCGTTGAGCTTGTAGGTCCCGGCGTTGCGGGTATGCCTGGGATCAATATCTACGTGAACAGCAGCGCGCCCAAGGAAAAGGGGAGTAAGCCTTCTAAGTCTGCGCCGGAACCCGTTGCGCAATCTGATGAGGTTCGTGCCGACGCACCGGAGATGGCACCCGCTGAGAGCGAACCAGAGCCTCAGAAGCAGCCTGAAGTTGTTGCCGCCGTGCAGCAGACAGAAAGTTCAGAAGACAAGCCGAGGGCGCATTCCGGCCTCCTCGACTTGATGGCGCGCAGGAACAGACTGCGCGAGAACTGCTTGGTTTACGCCGAATCAGGCGAATCTGCCTGATTTTTCAGGAATCACGAATCAGCACAGGCAGGTTCACCAACCACCTACCCTGGTTTGTTTAGCGCGGGTTGCTGCGCACACACATGAAGGCAGGGAGTCCCACCTTCGACGCAAAATCCATTGCTACAGAGAGGAATACACCAATGAGCAACAAGCTCTTGGATGACCTTACGGAAAAGCGCCGTAAGGTTTTGGCTGATCAGCGTGCAGTGCTCGACGCGGCGTTTGAACGTCCAATCGAGCAGCGCTCCCTGACCTCAGAGGAGATGCACAAGTGCGACCAGATGGACGGCGAACTTGCCGCCCTCGATGCGCGTATCGCGGACCTGCGTGTTGGCGAGCAGCGTGCCATGACTGGTATTGCCGCCGTGGAGAATGCGGCTCGCCAGCCGGTCGACCCGAACGCGGTGTCGAACGCATCGTTCTCCAGCGGTAAGACTGCTGAGCAGGAAGCTGCCGAGCTTCGCTCGTTCTTCAGTGCTGAGAACCGAAACGGTCGAATCCAGCCTGTGTACAGCATTCCGTTGCCCAATGCGATTGAGCGACGGTCTCTGCTGGACAGCACGACGCCGCTGCCCACCTCGTTCGTCGGACAGCTCTACCGGTATCTGGTTGACACGTCGAGCATTCGGCAGACCAACCCGACCGTGTACAGCACGGCATCAGGTGAGCCGCTCGTTGTGCCCCGGTCGACCGCTGAGGGTGCGGCGCAGTGGACTGCTGAGGCTTCGCCGTTGCAGGCAAACGACCCGACGCTGTCTAGCATTACGTTGAGCGCGTACAAGGTTGGTAAGCTGTTGCAGATTTCGTCTGAACTGCTGGCAGACACCGGCTTTGACATCGTCGGCTACATGGCCGAGAGTGCTGGGCGCAACTTGGGTATCGCTGTCGATGCTGCCTACGTGGCGGGCACCGGGACCACGCAACCCACTGGGTTCCTGGATTCGGCTCTCGTCGCTCTCACTGCTGCGACGGGAACTGGTTCGACCACCGGTCTACCGACCAGTGGTTCAGTTGTCGGCGGTGATGTGCTAATCGAGCTTTACCACTCGATTCTGCCTCAGTACCGTGGGCGTGCCTCATTCGTGATGAACGACTCCACGATCAAGGTGGTCCGTAAGCTGAAGGACACCACGGGTCAGTACCTGTGGCAGCCCGCTTTGGTTGCGGGACAGCCGGATACGATTCTTGGCCGTCCCGTGTTCGCGGACCCGCACATGCCGGTGATTGGTGTCAGCACGACACCTATCGCGTTCGGCGACTTCGCGGGTTACTTTATCCGCGACGTTACCCCGATCCGATTTGAGCGCAGCGATGACTACGCTTTCAATACGGACCTGATCTCATTCCGCGCGATTTACCGCACGGACGGTCTGCTGGGTGACACGCAGGCGATTAAGACCTACGCTACGGCTGCGTCTTAATCTCATTTGTATCCAACGGTTTTCAGGTGGCCGTGTGGATACTGGGGAGGCGTAAACCCCTGCAACAACACTCCCGGTGTGGTGGTCACCGGACGCAACAAAACCCACCCTTCAAAAACTTTCTGAGTAGCCGAGGAGCGGACATTGCTTATCCGAATGAAGATCGACGTCGGTGGCACGTTTGAAGGCAGGGTGGGCGGCGTGAATCGCGGCGACGTTATTGACGTACCGGACGCCAACGCTGCACGTTACATCGCCAACAGCTACGCCGAGCCTGCGCCCAAAAGTGAACCACGCGTGGCTGTCTCGGCTCCGCAAGAGGCTGACCCGCAGCCACAGCCGCAGCCAGAGCCTCAGCCAGAGCCTCAGCCAGAGTCCGATAGCGGACCCCGGCCACTGGACGAGGACGACGACGACGATTCCGAGGAACGCAGAGCCCGTGTCAATCCGAGGCGTTCGCGTCCCGTTCGCTGATGTTGATCGGCGTCGTTTCCCATATCTCGCGACAAGGTATGGGAGACAGCCTCGTAGATAGAGTCTGCGCAGACTTGATCTATCGCGACCAGACCTGTCCACCAAGTATCGCTGGCTGCGCGGGCAATCACGCTCGTGTGCTGAAAGACTTGCATCGCATGGCTACTCCTGGCGAATGGTCGGTCGTTTTGGAAGATGACGCGATTCCTGTCGAAAATTTCAGGAACGAGCTTAAGCGGGCTCTACTGAAGTGTGACGGTGAACTGGTGGGCCTCTATCTGGGCACTGGAAACCCAAGTGGCGCAACGCAACAATCGATTTCCCCGGCTGTCATCGAATGCCTGGGTAGGGACGCTTCATGGATTGTCGCGAAATGGTTCATCTCCACCGTTGGCTACGCAGTGCATTCCAGCAGGCTAGCCAGTCTCGTTGCGGCACTTCCAGATATGAGTGGGCCTGTCGACAACCGGATCAACGAATGGTCGCAGACCGAGGGTGTCGAGACGTGGTATTGCCAGCCTTCGTTGGTTGATCATCATGACGAGTCATCGACCATCACGTCTTTTATGCCATATCGACGCCAAGCCCATCGATTCGGTGCACGCGACGACTGGAACCGCCGCACGGTACACATGGGCTGCCCAGACGCGTGGAATCACCCAATGGAAAGGCAGGACGTAACGTGAGTGCGTGGAGCGTCAATCTCCCTGTGGTCGGCAAGATACGTTTTCGCCCAGAACAATTCGCATACTATGGTGCCCTGCTAACCCTAGGCGTGCTGGAGGTGGTCGAATGGCCTGTCACCCTAGTTGTTGCGACCGGGCATTACTTGGCGACACGTCACCACGCCGACGATACTGCTGACAACTTCCTGGCCGGGCTCGGAGAGGCGATGCAGGAAGCATGAAGATCAAGGCTGTCACCCGTCAGATGCACGGCGGTGGGTACTACCGTCTCACGTTGCCTCTCGAGGAGCTTGCTCAGCACGGACATGAAACATCCTGTGTTCTATCGCGTTTGAACGAAGACACCGACGGTGCAGACGTTTTCGTCGGGCAGATCGTCGGCGGCTCCAATCAGGGTATCGTGCACGCCTGGTGGCGAGACAAGTTTCGGCAATGCGCGACCGTGTATGAGATTGACGATGACTTGTTTGAGATAGAGCAGTGGAACCCGGCTTGGCAGGTCTACGGCGAGCCGTTGAACCTCAACAGCATTAGGCACTGCATTGAAGCATCGAGTGCGGTAACCGTTTCCACTGATGTACTGGCCGAGCGTATATCGAAAATCAACCCGAATGTGTATGTCCTGAAGAACTGTATCGATGAGTCGATGCTGAAGATGGAACGGACACAACGTGATCGGCTCACTATCGGCTGGGCTGGCGGCGAAAGCCATATGCGCGATATCGAGGAATGCGCCTACGGGATCAAGCGCATCATGCAGTGGCACAAAGATGTCGACCTTCATATCGTCGGAGCGGACCTGCGTTTCCTGATCAACTCGCCGAGGCCGATACGCTGGACGAAGTTCAGCACCGACGTCACTGGCTGGTACTCGGCCATCGACTTCGACATTGGGTTAGCCCCATTGGTTCCAACGGTTTTCGCGGCGGCGAAGAGTCACATCAAGGCCCTTGAGTATGCAGCCCTGGGAATTCCGGTCATCGCGTCTGACGCCGAGCCGTACCGCGAATTCGTCATCCACGGCGTTACCGGATTCTTGGTTAAGCACAACCACGAGTGGTCTAAGCGCTTGAATGAACTCATCAATGACGAGGATATGCGCGCGGAGATGGGTGCCAACGCCCGAAACTTGGCTTCCCGCTGGACGATTCAAAACCATTGGCAGGAATGGGAATCCGCGTACAAGGAGATTGCGCGATGAATCTGAGTCCATTGCAGGAATATAACTTTCGGCAGTGGGCCGCGAATGAGGGCGTTGCACCGACCGACGATATGCGCCAAGCGTTCTTGCGTCGCGTGATGGCGCCCAAGGCTCAAAGTGCCGACTACTACGACAGTGGTGGCCCTGTAGGAGGTGGGTTCTCTTACCCGCACCCGTTTGACCCCAGCGAAATAGGCTCCAGGGGGCTGTCTTTCGTCGACAAGGACAAGTTAGTCCAGAATATTCTGGCTGTCTATGATGCGACGACGGGAGAGAACGCCTGGGCGCGCGAGGCTGGAGCGACGTGGTATCAGGCGGCTCGTGAGTGGGTGCAGAAACTTCTGGTGGCGTCGGGATCGGACATGGACCTCAATCGCGCCACATCGATTGTCGCCCAATTGTCGGAGAATAAAGACTGGTTTACCAACATGATGCGTGCGCGAAACTACTTCGCGGGAGTAATGCAGCATGGGCCTGGCACAGGTGATCCGTATGCCGTCACCAAGAACCTGTGGAAGGTTCTAGGGAATATCGAGACTTCTGAAGAACCGTTGACCGCAGGACGTGGTCAGAAGATTTTCAACTTCCTCCTGTCGATTTTGCGCGGCGGCGATTCAAACGAGCCAATGATTGTTGCGGGGCAACAGGTTCCCGATCCAGTTGCGGTCGACCGCTGGATCGACCGTATTGCTTATGGCGTCTCTGACCGTCCAGATTTAGCGACAAAGTTCGACGCATTGAGAACCAGGATGCCTTACACAAGTCCATTGGGAACGAAGTGGACGAAGGGTTTCGATATTGTCGCCGACGCGGTTCGCGAGGCTGCTGAGGCTCGCGGAGTGCCGTCAGAAGTGATGCAGGCGATAATCTGGGTATTCAAGGGACCGGTAAAAGACGATCCGACGATTGCCCGTTACCGCGAGACCGGGAAGTGGGAGTTCCCAGTCAGTGACGAAGAGGTTGCGAAGCTTGCCTACGCCGAGATTCGGAAATCTGGTGGTGTCACTGTAGACGTTACGGGTCACATGCCAACCGAGGGGTTTGGCTATGCCCCGTCGAAAGACACTGAATTCCCGATCTCTGCAAGCGAATTGGACGAGAGCCGGATCGTTGAGTACATCAAGGACCATCCCCGAATCTGGTTGAAGGGCAATCATTTCGGGGCATGGAAGGCTGATGACGGCAGGATTTGGCTCGATGTGAGTCGGGTCGGCGATGCGTCAGCGAAAACGATTGCGGCAGCGCAAAAGGCTCAGCAACTAGCGGTGTGGGATTACGCTAATAAACGTGAGCTAGAGGTCGGCAAGATGGTCGACGGCAAGTACCAGAAGTTAGGTACACCCAAGGCGCTTCTCAAGCAGTACCAGGAGAAGTTGGCAGCCGAGAAGGCAGCGCCTGTTACGCCAGAGGCCGAGAAGTCAGCCCCGGTCATCGATGAGTTGAAGCAACCCAAAATCGTTGCACAGGAACCGAAACCGTTGACGGGTCGATTAAAAGCGATGGCTGAGAGGCCATTACCGGAGGGCGTTGGTTCTGGCCCCGGCGCTGCCAGGGCTCCCACCCCATCGGAGGGCATGTCAACCTTGGGGAAGGTTGGTCGAGTCGCCGGTCCAGTTCTTCAGGTGCTCGGTGATGCTGGAACCGCATATGGACTTGTCGGACAGGCTGCGCAGCAGGGCCAGGAAGAGGAACTGAAGAAGGGTCACGATATCGTCCAAGGCCCGAGCGTTCTCGGAATCCCCCTGGGCACGGCAATTCCGGCACCAAAGTCGCTGGTGA